AATTGTTATGCTCCATTAGAATATTTAAAAGGTACGTCAGCGAAGGCAAGGTAGATGTATGTATGACCCGAGCCATTAGAATAAGCATCGCTTCCTCTGAGTTTGAAACCGTTTGAAACTATATCCATATTATAGTTAGTCCCTGCGTCATACTCTGCACCTGACTGGTCAGCTAGTATTACCATATTTTCAGGGTTTGTTTTATCCCTTTCGGTATCAAAAATAGTCCAGTAACTTGTTCTACTTGATGCTTTTATCATTACGTATTTAGGTTTAAAACCGCACTGTACAAATGTACCGTCAGCAATACCGTTACCAGTATATGAGCCTACTTTAGAGTGCCCAGGTACACTGTGGAAACAATAAGCGATGTAAGAACCACCAGATTGATTTGAATACGTAGCAGCACTATCATCAGTCCATACAGTTGCACCACCAAGTGTTACGAAGTTAATCCCCTCACTATAAATACTTGTACCATACAAGTGTGCTATATATCCATCAGTTATGTCCTTGTGCATAACCAGCCAGTAATTAGTACTATCCCTACGGGCAATAATAATCATCTCAGGTTCTTTGCTTAATCCGTGACCAAAAGTAGAGCCACTTGTATTATTTCCAGTGTAACTAACGATACTAAACCCTGCATCAACATCTGCACTTACCGTTGTGGTAGTAGTACCATCAGTGTTAGATACTCCAGCTCCGTTTGCTTTCCAACACCACGACACATAGGTTGAGTTGTTGTAATTCATTTCATACCCATCTGCACCAGTGACGGTGAAGCCATCTGAACCCCACGTGCTTATCTTTCCATAATCTCTCGTTAGCTCCTCATTAGTTGTATTAGACGCTAATTTCTTAGTACCGCCTCTGACTTGGTCGAGTAATCTGTGGTTATCCGTGTGACTTCTAACCTTGGTCCAAACAAGTGAAGGCTCGAAACCTACACCCGTTATTGTATTAGTTGTTGTTGAACCAGTTGTGTTACCTGTCCAAGCAACCACATTGAAATGCTCACTAGGGATAACAGCTGGGTCTGGTAAGTTAGACGCTTTCAAAGATTTAAAACCAGTAGGCGGTTCGTAGTAAAAGTCATCTCCATCTTCACCATTACCTTGTGCTGTCTTGTTACCAGCGAATGATGAATCAGCACCGAAGTTATATACACCTCCAGTATCTGAGCCAGTATGAGATGGTACATAATGCCCTGATGTTAAAGTAGTAAAGGCTGGGTTAGCACCTGTTGCTGGATTACCTGAAGCTTGCCAAGTTCCATTATATGACCACCATATCTTATTATTGTCTAAATCTAAAGCTACACCGATAAGGTGTGATGTACCTGAACTCCAAGTTGTTCCATAACTTGTTCCATTCCAAAGGTTTTCACCATTCCATTTCCAGCCACTATAAGCACTGTACGACCAAACGCTTGTGTTTTTATAAGAATGAACATTCCCGCTACTAAAAGCACTGGTATCTGTATTTATAGCCCCTATCCACTGGTACTGACCAGCATCTATACATTGATATTCCCAATACCACTTACCGCTACTAGCACCAAGTGTTCCAGCAACACTACTAAATGCGCCACCTGATAGGACTTTAGTATTCCCTTCCGATATTGTTGGTGCATCAGATGTATCATCTAAAGGATTAAGCGTACAGAAGTTATTAGTAGGACTATCCAACATCTGGTCAGTAGAACCTAAGCTATTAACAGTAAAGCTATTACCATTACCGCTGGAGTCAGTACCTAAACTAGCAGCAGTGGAGAAGTTAAAATAGTACCCGTTGCTTCCGTGTGAGCCTTCATATTCAATAGGCTTCCATTCGCCATAGCTTCCAACTTCTCCGAAGTCATTAGCATCTGTTACTGCTATGCCTTGTAGCCAGTGGAACTCTGCCATATAACCATTAAAATAATTACCGTTATTATATTCCCAATACCCTATTTTTGGGGTGACGTTATAATTTATGTAGGTTGTGCTATTCTGCCCTGGGTAAGAAGTTTCTGCCATATCTGTCTCTCTAACACCGTTAACAAAGAACTTAACTCTATCAGAGGCTGTTGCTAGTGTTGTATCCCAAACAACAATTAAATGATACCAAGCAGAAGGGTCTCTGAATAAACGTCTAGGTTCAACTAAGCAGTCGCTTGAGCCATAGCTATCAATATTTAGAGATAAGCGGTCATTTCTAAAATAGATTAAATCATAGTATGGGTTGTTCCAGCTACTAACAAATGTGTCGTTTGTTCCTGTTGCGCTTCTCTTAAACCAAACACTCATCGTCCACTTAGTGCTTGTTATGTTGCCTAACGTAGGAGCTGATAAATAAGCACCCCCATTAAACCTACACGAGTTATCTATAGAATAGCTACTAGCAGCTCCACCACCAGATGCACCACCAGATGCACCTTGTCTTAGTTTGTCTGCTGTTAATGACATTTATTTAGGCAGCTTCTACCGATACATCCCAAGGATTACCAGCGGTAGTCGTTGGATTCTTTTGTTCATCAATCTGAGCTTGTAAGTTAGCTTCTAAGTCTGCCATACCATCCACAGTTTCAGTAGTAGCAGGTGTAATCTCTACCCCTTCTTCATCCATCACTGCTGCAATATCTTTGGTACTCATCATAGATTCTTTAACCCACTTAATTACATTCGCTTCTGTTAAGTCTGCAAATGGGATTAGTGTTGGTGACTCATCATCTCTAGTGAATCCAGCCGAGCCATAAGCACTGGCTGAATAATCACCAGCTGTTAAAGTTGCATTCCAATGAGCAGTAGTTACTACACCATCTGTTGTGTTGCTCTCTACTTGGTTAATTGTTAATTCCATATTAGTCTCCGTTGTTCTATGCAAATGCGTTGCCAGCTTCCATACCATACCAATCTGTACCGTTAGATACAAAGGTGTAGATACAGATACCTGTTCCTGTAGGAGCAGAACCACCACTCCACTTAATAGTTCCTGACCAAGCTGACGGTACTGCTGCTATTACTGTAAATGATTTACCTGCTGTTGCTGAAGGCATAGTCACAGTACACGTTGAAGCACTGGTTAGATTAAAGATAGTTCCCAGGCTTAAGTCTACTGTGTAGGTAGTACCTGATGAAGTTGTCTGAGTTTCAGTGATACCTTTAAACTTAGAATTGCCATTTACATCTAGCTTTTCTGAAGGCGATGAAGTACCAATACCCACGTTGCCAGATGAGTCGATACGCATACGTTCAGAGTTGTTAACAAAGAACTGCATATAATTAGTCTGATGTTGGTACGATATCCGTCCGTAGGCTGTTGTTCCACTAGAATGATTGAAAGCTAAATTACCTTGATGTGTAGCACCTGATTGAATAGTAATACCATCATTATCATCGCCATCACCAACAACAAGTTTTTGAGCAAACGTATAACCAGTTTGAGATGTTTGACCGATTAAAACATCACCCGATGAGTCGATACGCATACGTTCAGAGCCACCTGCAAAGCCAGAGCGGTCAGTACCAAATATAAATTTAGAAGAAGAGCCACTATTATTTGAATCACAGTTGAAATAAAGTGTATCAGCACTGTTAATAATACCGTGCGTTACTGCATTCTCGCCTAGGGTTAAAGCACCACTTGAGGCTACTGAATCACAAGTAACACTACCAGTAACATTAACATTACCAGCTACGTCCAACTTAGAACTAGGACTAGTCGTTCCAATACCTACGTTGCCAGATGAGTCGATAATCATACGTTGAGATGGCGTGCCACTTGTGGCTGCTGTACTAAATGCTAAGCCAGCTCCCCAGTTTGCAATAACTGTTTTAGTAGAATCAGTCGAAATATTAATGGTAGGTGTGGTCTCAGCAGTAGTTCTAGTTAGTGTAAAACCGCCTGTGCCTGAAGTATTTTTAATATGTAGTTGACCACTAGGACTAGTCGTTCCAATACCCACGTTGCCCGAGCCATCAATAATAAACTTTGAATTACTATCTTTATCAGCAATCTTCATTATGTATCGACTACCAGAACCACCTTTAGAGTACATACCATAACCAGTAGCAGATGTATTATGGAATTTAACTGAGTTTACTTCAGAAGCATTACTTTCTACTTGTAGTTTGGCACTAGGACTACTCGTCCCAATACCCATATTGCCAGCTGAGTCGATACGCATACGTTCAGCGTTTTCAGTTGAAAGTGTGAGCCATCCGCCAGTTTCAGTATTGTTTATATCAAGAAACTTATTATAATGGTTGTATCTAATGTGACCTTCTGTACCCGACCCATCATTGAATTTAAGATAAGCATCGCGAACACCTGATATATTAGATACTTTTGCTATAATACTACTATCAGTAGCATCAACAGCAGCAATCTGACCAGATACTTCCAACTTAGAACTAGGACTAGTCGTTCCAATACCCACGTTGCCAGATGAGTCGATACGCATACGTTCAGCAGTTGCTGTACTGAGTATCATATCATCAGAACTGTGGTCGTACTTTAGAGACCCTCTATATGCAGCTGTGCCACCAGTACCATCCGCAAACATAATAGAACTTTTAGATGCTGTACCAGACGAGACTGTGATACCTGTATTACCCGTGCCAGCAACAACCAAACTTTGTCCGTTGGAGTTGTATGAGGAAGGACTAGAAGTTCCAATACCCACGTTGCCAGCTGAGTCGATACGCATAGCTTCTGCACCCGCAGTTTTGAATGCTGTGTAAGCGCTACTCTCAAGCCATAACTGACTTGGTGTGAAACTTCCACCACCAACGTATATGTTATTCAGAGAACTGTTAGTGCTTATAACAAGATTACTTGTGCCGATAATATTACCAGTAACATCAATACCTGTTGACTTAACACGCAATCGTTCTACCGCATCAACATCAAAGGTAATAATTGAATTGACATCATCATTGTCAGCATCTACTTTAATTGATAACTCATTACTGTCTATCCATATTGCAGCCTCAGTGCCAGATGTCGTTGTGATATTAATAATATCACCAGTAGTACCACTAATATCAATACCTGTTGAGGTTGTGGCTAGTCTTTGGGAGTTATCGTTATAAAGTTGAACAGAACCATTTGCATTAAGTTTTAATGCGTTCTCAGAACCTGTAGGTCTTGTTACTCTAAATATAGTGTTACTACTATCAATATATAAATCACCTGTGCCATCATCTCTAATAATACTATTAGTACCATCGTGCCATATATTTAAATCATTACCAGCACCAAAGGTAGCCTTGACAGAATCTGCAAGATTTAACGTGCCTGTTAGTGTGCCACCTGCTAGTGGGAGTGCTGCGTTAGCTGTATCTGATACTGCCTTGAGGTTAGTATCAATACTGTCTAAGTCACTATTTAGTTTAGTTCCCCATGTGTCGTCTGACCCATCTATCTCAGGTTTTGTAAAACTATAATTTGTTGTTGTGCTATCAGCCATAATTAGTCTGGATGCCTCTCTCTAATTTCCTGTACTTTGTCTAACCACTCTTGTTCGGTAGCCTCGCCTCTTTTCCATTTAAAGTATATAGGGTCTGCTTGTAATCTTAGTGCTACCGCCCTCTCATTTCTTGGTGTTACGCCAATCTCTACCATACTATTCTCCTATGTCTTAATACAAGCAAGTAACGCTACGTTATCTGGTCTGGTTTCATCATCGTTTATACCCACGTCTGTGTCAGTTCTTATTGAGCCTACACCGAATCCTGAGTTTGTTACACCAGGGTCATCGTTCTCGCCTCGTCGGATGCCACCTGGAGTGCTGCTTGTATCAGCAGTAGATACCGCCCAAGCCTCAATCTCTTGCTTACCCCATATATTTGTATTTGACGCGCCATCAAACGTACTACTAAATGTGCCCGTTTGTTCTGTTGATAATCTATGTCTGTGTTCCTGAAGAGCATCTGTTTGAACAGAGCCAAATGTACGAGAAGGGTCAATACCTGATGATGTACTGTTCCAACCTCTTGCAAATNAAGGACTAGAAGTTCCCACTCCCACGTTGCCAGATGAATCGATACGCAGACGTTCAGTGTTAGCAGTTTTAAGAAGTAAAGAACCTCCACTCTGACCAATATTAATATTAAAATCACCTGAAGAGTCCTGACCTAACCAACAATTCTCACCAGTACCAGCTGGGTCTTTCCAACTAATATACTGAGCATTTGGTAGTGTTAACTTGTTACCAGGACTAGTAGTTCCAATACCCACGTTGCCAGTAGTTGCCTTTACTACAAGAGCATCAGTAGCAGAGGGAGTATTAATCGCAAAATCACTGCCCGAAGTTAGAGCTAGTTTTCCACCACTTTGTACTTGCAAAGAAGCAGAACCAGAACTCGTACCTGTTCTTGTTAGTTTAATTCCGTGATTAGAGCTAACCTTAGAAATTTCCAAAGTATCACCAGGCGACGAAGTTCCAATACCCACGTTGCCAGATGAGTCTATGCGCATCTTCTCAGAAAATGAACCATTCATCACCATTAAACAAGCATCAGAATTACCACCTAAATAACCACCACCCACCGAACTGCCACTTCTAAACAATCCTAATTGAGCATTAGACTCAGCTGTAGTTATTCTTGGATAAGAGTTTGTATCACTTGTTGTAAATGTTCCGCTATTGCCAGTATCACTCGTAAGCCCATCACAAGTAACACTACCAGTAACATCAATACCTGTTGAGGTTGTTTTTAATTTAGTTACACCTGCATATTTAATTTCAACTTCACCAGCATTACCTAAATCCGAACAAGCAATATAGTCATAACCTGATGAATCTTGTAATGAAAGGTTACTTGCTTTAATTCTTAAATCGCCAGTGCCATTTTCTTTGATGTATGTATTACCACCATCGTGATATATCTCTAAATCATTACCAGCACCAAACTGTGCCTTGACGTTATCACCAAGAGATAGGTTGCCAGTTAGTGTACCACCAGCTAGAGGGAGTGCATTTAACGCTCCATCTGCACCATCTGCGCCATCTGCTCCCGTAGCACCAGTCGCGCCCGTAGAGCCAGCAGCACCAGCAGCACCTTGTGAGCCCGTAGCACCAGTATTACCTGTTGCTCCAGTAGCTCCATCGTCTCCATCAGTACCATTACTGCCTGCTGCTCCAGTATTACCTGTAGCACCTTGAGAACCTGTAGCACCTGTAGCACCGTCATCACCATTACTACCTGCTGCACCCGTATTACCTGTAGCACCCGTAGCGCCTGTTGGACCTTGCAAAGCAGCGTTAGTTATTGTTTGTTTTTCCCATTGACCTGCACTAGTATCATATACAGGTATGTAATCACTGCCTGTAGCATCTGTACCTGTAGGAAAAGCTGTTAATGCGGAACTTGATACATCAGCACTTGTTGCTATGCCATCTAACTTAGTACCATCTGTTGCTACATCCCTACCATCAAATGTAGAGTTTGTTGTTATAGCGCCTGTCATCGCACCACCAGCTTTAGGTAACTTAGTTCCCAAGGCAGTAGTTAAGGTTGTGTTATAGTTAGCATCGTCATTGATAGCGCTTGCCAACTCGTTAAGGTCATTTAATGTACTTGGTGCGCCACCAATAAGAGTAGTAATCTTGTCAGTAACATAAGCTGTTGTTGCTATCTTGGTACTGTCATCACTTTCAGCTTGTGTAGTTGTAGTCGGACTTCCACCAAGAGAAATACTTGTGGCGGCCTGAACAGCTGTCTTAATCTCAGCGTTAGTTTGGTCAGCTGTAGCACTTGTTTCGATACCCGATAACTTAGTCTGCTCTGCGTCTGAGAACTCATTAGTATCAGCGTTAGCTTCGTAGGCGGTCTTTATTTGAGCATTCGTCTGGTCCGCTGTAGCAGCTGTTTCTATTCCAGATAGTTTTGTTTGCTCTGCATCTGAAAATTCGTTGGTATCAGAATTCGCTTCGTACGCAGTTTTAATCTCAGCATTCGTCTGGTCTGCTGTAGCCGAAGCTTCAATTCCTGCTAACTTGCTTTGTTCTGCATCTGAAAATTCGTTGGTATCAGCGTTAGCTTCGTAGGCAGTTTTAATCTCAGCGTTAGTTTGGTCAGCTGTCGCAGCTGTCTCGATACCGTCTACCTTTGTCTTTAAGGTGTTAGTAAAATTATTCTGTGTTAGCCCACCGTCGCCTACTGCGTATGTAGTGTCTGTGTAGTTGCCGGTATTTATATCAGTAGCACCTTGGTCTACCGTCCAATCTATAGGTGCCTTCTTAGAAACTGCCATACTCTACTCCTTTATGAGGTAGTTAGTTGCAATATACCGTTTACATTCCACTTAATAGTTAAATCATTGTTAACATTATCCTGGTCAGATATAAAATTAATATAGCCAATCAAAGGTGATGTAGAAGATGTCCCAGTAGACTTGTAAATTACTGCGTACCGTGCTGTGCTAAATCCTGAAGCATTAGCAGACCATGTCACATCTGATGCATCCAGCTTAGCATCATTTGTAGTTACCGTAGTAACTGCCTTAGAGCCTAGTGCTTCGCCTCCTGTGGTATACCCACCACCACTCGCTATTTCATTAGTAATATCGTTATAAAAATCATGCACTACTGAAGGTGTGTATGAGTTAGAGTGAAGAGCTACCTTAATAGTGTCCCCGTCTAAATCAATAGTACCATCTAGTATGTTTTTCGTGGCGTTGTTGTAAAAAGTAATAGATGCCATTTTGTTCCTCCTGTTTTATGCTATCCTGATAAATGCAGCTGTGCTGCTTGGGGTAGGGAAGGATATAGTAAAAGTACCATTTGATACGTCCTTATCTCCGCCAAAATCTAATACTGCTACCGCCTTGTTTCCATTGGTACTATTATATATCAAGGCGCCCCTAGCCGTAAAGGTAGCAGTAGTCCATGCAACATTACTGAAATCAGTATATCCTACTGTACCAGACACTACAGGGTCTGTGTTTACCAAAGTAATACCTCCTGCTGTGTAACCGGTTCCTGCTACTTCTCCCGCTGTTATATAAGCAACTGTATCTGCTCCCAGTCCGGCGGCAGAGGTATACAAGGCTATTTTAAAAGTGTTACCCCCAGAAGCATTAAAATCATGCAGTGCCTCTAGTACCTCTTTCTTAAAAGAGCTGCAAAGCGCTTGTGTGATAGCCATTATGTTTCTCCTAGTGTGATTGACCGGGTTCTATACTCATCCGTACGATTACGGACATTTTCCTCCAGTAGTAGTCTCTGCATTGCCTCCTGGTATTTAGCAGTATAAGACTGTGTTAAGTCAGGCGCTTCTTTCATAAATAAAGAACTCTCTATCAGGCATGCATATAATAACGTATCTGGTGCATTATCTCCTAGCCACGTAGTTGCTGTAGTAGTTGATAAACCTACAGGTTTATACGTATAGCTTAATTCTACTGTAGTGTCTACTGCAGGGGCTGGGACTACATATAATGTATCATGGTCCCAGTGTGAATAGTATCTAGGGCTACCTGTAGTAGTGCGGTCTGTTATAAAGTCATCCATGAAGCTCTTGTCTTTATGTAATAAATAAACACGGTCTCCAGAAGAACCTACAGTTTGTAATCCTCTAATTACCACAGCATCAGTTGGCTTGGACAAGAAACTGTCAGAAGCAGAAAGAGTGGCAGTGACTGTCTTACGTGTACCGTTTAAATCACTATCTCTCAGTATCCTACTTTCAGCCAACTCAATAATAAAGTCTAACTCACCTGTAAAAGTGGTTTCTGCGTTAGCTGTCCAGTCTTTAATAGATTGTACTAGTTGTGTGTATGTCATGATATAGTCACCGTAACTGAGTTTATTGTGCCGTTCGGCTCAAATCCTCTAAACATTGTACCAACTGGGGTGTCTCCTGTAGCTATGTCTTTTGCTATAATACTACCCTCGCTTGCCTCTACGTCTACATCGGGTCTAGGACTCATCAATGCCTCTGCATCTACTGCTATATTATTAGGAAACTCTAAAGAGCTTTTCTCATCAAAGCACTCAGGGCATACCTTATGCCCTGTCCACTCCTGGCGTAACACGGTGTATTTATATTCTACACCACACCGGTCACACATAGCTTTAGCATACTTTCCTGCCGAAAATTTACTCATAATCTACCTCGCCTAGGCACAAAGAAACTGCTTGACCGCTCCCTATCCTCATCCATAGCCCGCTCAAATTCTTCTTCATAAATAGATTTAAGAATTGTAATCCTATCAGGCATCTTTTTCATACTTATATAGTAAGCAAGGCCTGCTACCAACGCAGGTAAGAATCTAGTAGGTACGTCTACCGTTTTTAAACTAGTGCCTACATCCTCTAGTCGCTCCATAGCATAATACTCAATAGTATCAGTAGCATTCTCTGGCGCAGGCCATACGTATAAGGTAGGTGTAGCTGTTCTCTCTAAGTAATACTGAGAAGGTCTCCCCTCTGTTGTCTTGTTCGGGCGAGAATGATAATCAGCTCTAGACAAACGAGACATAGCTATTTCTATGCCTGAGCGCTTACTGTTAACATCTAGTAAATCAATAAGCTTATCATCGAGAGCGTAAGAAGCTGTGCCTTTTACAAGGGCTTGTGATGTCTTCTTAACTTTCCATAAATGAATCCCTCGATTGCCCCAATCCTGTAGCATAATGTTCATACTACGCCGAGCCGTCTTAGCATCGTATCCGCTACGAAGTTCTAACCCACATCTCTCGTAGGCTTCCTCCATAATGTCCGAGACATCTAAGGTAAATGCTGTAGTTCCTGAAGTCGCCACTTAGCTACCCCTATGATTTAGATAGCTCTAATATAATACTATAAGAGTCACCTGCGCTAGCTCCTACTGTTGTAAGGGAGATATCTCCTGTTACGCCCGAGCCTGCATTGTTATTAATACCACCGAATGACCTAAAATCTAGATGTTCCATAACTCCAGTAACAGCCGTTACTGCTAAAACATCTGCGGTAGCATCAAAAAGTATTCTAACTGATAGGCCGTCACACATAGCCCATATACGCATAATCTTAAGTTTAGATGGGTTACCTTGTAGAGTGGAGGCGTCTACTTTAACTACTGCAGATTCTCCTGTACCGTCTGATACGTTTGTGAATTTCATAACAACGGTTTTAATGCCGTCCATGATAGTTTGGCTTGTTACTGCGTCTGCCATATTGACTCCTATGAGAAGAGGGGGTTGTACCCGCTCATTAAAAAGATATGGGTATTATAACCCAAGTACAGGTAATTAAAAAGGGCTC